AATTTTGCGTTTACTTTTGCTGTTTTCTTTTCAGATATTACTTCTTTTAATTGGATTGAAAAATCAATATGTGTTAATTCAGAATCAACTTCTAATAGTTCTTCAATACAATCAGCTATTGGAGTCAAATTATATCTTGCTTCCATATCTGTTAATTCTTGTAAATATACAAGCTTTTCTTTTAAATCTTTAAAAAAACTTATTAACATTTTATTGTCTGAATAATAAAGTAACATTCTTTCGTTTGAAACTTGTAATTCTTCTAAATGGTTTTTTATGGTTGTTTTCAAAATATGTCTTTTAATGGGTCATAAAATGCTCCTTCAACTTGTGGCAATCCAAAATTATTTACTTTAAAACTAAAGTTTTCAAATGGTGCATTTCTTGAGCGTTTACAACTTACGGTTACTAATCCTTTATTTACCGTGTTTAATTCTAATTGTATTTGTGTTTCTGTTTTCTTTTCTAAAAATGAACCTAAATGTCCTGTTGGTTTATCTGTTCCAAAGTTAGAATGTATTACTGTTACTATGTGGCAATTTAACTCCTTTGACCATTTCATTAACTTTTGGACAACTGCATTACTTTCCTCTATATTATTTACATCACTACATAAATCAGCTATTCCGTCAATTATAACTAATCCTATATCGGTTGCTTCAAGTTTATCATAAAGGTAATATTCTATAAATTCAACTCTTTCTTTAAATGATAATTGCCTTAATGCTAAAGTATGATATTTATCTGTTTTTATACCTGTCATATCAATAGGGCGTTTAAACACATTTGCAGCGTGAAAATTGCCTTGTTCTGTATCAAAATGTATTAGGTGTTTATTGTCTCTATTAGCCTTTAAATCGCCTCCAAATGATTCTAATTCATCTGCTAAATAAATTGCTGATAATAATGATACAAAGAATGTTTTTTTACTTTTAGGAGGAGCTTGTACAAAGCTGAAATTACCATAAGTTCCTATTGGTGTAGGATATTCTATTTTACCATCTTTAGTTTCATAACTTTTAACACCAAATGAAATTGCAGGTTTTGGATGTACTATCTTTTCTAATGGATTAATAAAGCATTCTGCTTCAAAAACTTCCATTAATAATCTTTTCTCGTCTTTATTTAATTCCATTTGTTTGTTTGTTTGTTAAAAAAAGGGAACTTTTACATTCCCTTTGAGTATAATTTTAGGTAGACTAATCCCTAAATTAATAATTAATTAGAAAGGTAAATTGTCATCTACAACTGATGCAGTTGCTTCTGCTTTTTTATCAGCAACTGAAATAGTTCCATTTGTCCAGATTACATTTCCATTACCTAAATACGTTTTAGGCTTTTTAGCTTCTCTTTCTTCTTTTGTTTGACTATCAGTTAAAGAAACATTTTGTCCCCATTGGTTAGATTCATCATTTACTCCAACTGTAAAGTTGTAATAAACTGCACCATCTTTTCCAGATACAAATTTTTCTTTTGGTAATTTGTCAACTCTTAAACTTACATTAATTAATGCACTCATAATTTACTTATTTAATTTGTTTACCTTTTTTTACTGTTGTCAACTATTCAGCTTTATTTACTTGACTTTTAATAATTCATTTTTAACTATTGCAGTCATTTTATACTTATTTTCTATTGTTGCAATATTACCACCATTTTTTAAATATTCAATAGCTTTTGTAAATTCAGGTGTATTCTTATTCAACCATTTTAAATCATCAACAGGAACATTCTTTTCGTGCTTATTTGATGCATCAGGGTCTTGTGTATCGTCAATTAAAAGCAAATTACCTAAAGCATACTTTTTAGCATAAGAACTTGCTGAACCAAACTTTTGTGGCATTTGCATACCTTTTTGTTCTAAATCAACACCAACTATCGCTGATGCAGTTATTGTGTCTAAATCATCGTTTATTGATGCTACAGAACGTAACATAGGAAATTGTAAAAATTGTGATTCTACCATAGATTCTGTAATTGTAAAATTTACTTTGTATTTTTCATTAAATGGTTTTAATGCTTCTAATATATCTTCAGCACTTCTAAAGTTATATTTACCAAATGAATTGAATTTTGATTTTGATGCTTTAAATTCTTTTTGAATTAAAGACAATTTTTGATTTAATGTTAATTCCATTTTATTTTGTTTGAAGGTTATAAAGTTCTTGTTTAATTATTGTCTTGTATTCTCTTGGACAATTCTCATCAGCTAATTCAAAACAATAAGTTTCTAATGTTTGAAGATGGTTTTCTAATTTGCAAATCCTATCTTGCATTGCCTCTAATCTAAATCTGTTGTAATCTAATAAATCTTTCATTTTATAAATTTGTTAAAGTTAATACTAAAGTAAAAAATAATCCCCATAAAATAAATGCTAATCCGATGTCTTTTAAATTTTGTTTCATTTTGTTTGTTTTTAGTTGTTATTTCTTTGGCAAATATATAACTGTTTTTGATATAAAAGTGTTAATGAAATGTTAAAGTTTATAAAATAAAAAAGGGACACTAATTAAAGCATCCCTTTTTCTAACAAACAATATATAAATAGAGAACTACAAAGAATCTAATTTAGAATTATAATATTCAATCATTTCAACTAAATCTACATCAGCAAATTTAACTATTTGTTTTGATTTAATTAATAAATTATCTGGTAAGTTATTATCAAATTGTGTTAAATACTTTGAAAAAGCATATTGCATTCCTTGATTAGTTATGTTGCATCCATAACATTGTACACCTACATTGTTTTCATCCCATCGAGTTGAATAATGCCTTCTGGACATAAAGTGTCCACATTGTAGTTTTTTATAATGGTCTTTTTTATTACAAGTAACACAAGTAGCAATTTCATCAATAGCATCTTTACGTCTTATATATTGACTAAAGACTGTATCTAATTTTATTACTAAACTTTTTCTTGTTGGCTTTTTCATTTGTCAAATGTATATAATATCAATTAACAATATTTGTAAATAACTAATTTTTAATTATTGCAATAATGTCAAAAAAAAACTGTAATTTTGAAATGTTCTTAAAAACAAAAAAAGTTTAAAAAAAATAATTAAAAAAAAATAAAATAAACAGAACAAAAAACAAAGTGTGTTGCTGATAGTTATCTTCCTTGACCTTTGTATTTCTTTTGATAATTTTTAGAAGATTTTAATTTAGAAGATTTTGTTTTTGAATGTACTCCTGGTCTTGAAATATTAGTTTCTATACGGGTAGAAACCACCGTCTGTTTTGCCATACTAAATAAATTATAATTATAATTAAAATATATCCTATTGGATTAGAAGTTTTCTCTATATTTTTAACTTTTGTATTTTCTTTAACTTTTGTAGTTTGTTGTTTATCTTCAATTTTAGACACTTTTATATCTTCTTTATGTAAACTATTATCTTTTGTATTTATGTGTCTTAAAACAACGTTTTTGTACGTTATACCATTTACTACAATATCTTTACAAGTATCTAATGGAGTTATTATAAATTCATTGGTTATAATATCATTTTTAGTTTCAATTTTAATATCTTCTTTCGTCTCTATTTTAGTGTAAATTTGGGACAAAGAATCTTTTTTAACTTCTTCTATTACTACTTTTCTAGTGCCACAAGATGATAACAATGTAACTACAATAGTAAATAATAAAACAGACAACCAAAATACCATTCCATTTATATATTGTTTTTTCATTAAGATATTGTTAAAGTTATTTCTTTAGCTAATTTCATTTTTGTAAATAATATTTCGTATGCTTTTCTTGACTTCGTAATGTAGTCAACCGACCTACTTTGACCAACTAATATACAGCCTTCTGTATCGTGATTTGAATTGCCAGGATGGATTCTAACACCTTCAAAATTAGGTACATTTAATAGTAATGGCATTAATTTCTTAAATCTGTTTGATTGATTAATTATTACTTTGTACGTACCCTTTGGAATAGCAGTTTCAGATTTTATTTTAACATCTCTTTCTTTATCTTCTAAAGTATAGCATTCAAATTTACCATCAATAGTCATTTCACCTATTGTAGAATTTTCAGTTTTATGAAGTCTTTTTATCTGTATTTTCATTTGTGTTTTTATTAAATGATTCGTAAATTTTAACTATTGTATATATAATAGATAACACTAAAAGAGTTAATTTTAATATATTCTCTACGTTAGTAAACGTAATAACCAATGCTAACGAATTAAGCATATATAATTTCATTGACTCCATTTAACTTTTTAATTTTACAACTATATCCGTAAATCCTTGAATGCTTACATAAGCAGTAGCTATGACAACCCAGTCTTGAGATGTTAAATCTCCAGCGAATAATCCACAACAAGCTATTACAAACACCATCAATTTACGTGAAATAATCTTATTTAATATTTTATCTATATTATTCATAGTACTTCTTCTAATCTGTCTGCTTGTAAAAACCAATAACCATCTCCTACTTGAATATCTGTCCAAGTTAAACAATCATCGCCACAAGGTAAACCAAAATAATCATTTACTGTATCTAATGCAATCTGTGCCTCTTCTAATGTATTATATTTATATTCCATAATAAGTAATTATATTTGATTGAATTGGCGAAACATATAATTTATTTTGCCAAGTTATAGATTCTTGAATATAACCATCTAATGCATTTACAGCTCCTGTACTTCCACTCCAACCTAATGCAATATGTTGAGATAATGAAGAAATAGATGCTTTAGTTCCTACAATCGTTTGGTTTTTATAAGCAT